GTAAGAATCCAGATAAAGTTCTGTTTCCGTAACGCTCTACTTCTTGTTCGTAGATTTCTGGTAAATACTGTTCAGCGAATGAGCTAAAATCAGCAGCAGTACTATCTGTAAATTGCAAATAGTTGCTTGATAATGTTTGTTGTTTTTGAGATGGGACAATGTCACCAAATAAAGGACTTACAGCCATAATAATTAATTTTTTTAGTTAAATTTTTTTGTTTTAATTTTAAGTTTTGAGGAATCAAGTCCGCTTATAGCTTTTACTTTATATCCGTTTATAAATGCATTGCCACTAGATTGTTGTCTAGGCTCTGTACTTATGTTTTTGGATTTTGCAACTACATCTTTAACAGCGTCGGCTTTACCCTGCTCGTAAAAGTGTTGTGCAATAGTATCAGCATTTTGAGCAGCATACAAAGCTTTGTGGTAGCTCTTGTGGTCTGATATATTTCCTTCTTTATCTAAGAACGTCCCGATAAAATTAGAAATGTCAGATTGCTTTTCTGCTACGTCGTTAACGTTTTTTACACCATATCTAAACTTCTTTTCTCCAACATTGAAATCAAAACCTTTGAAATCTTGGTTTAAGTAGCTTTTAGTTTTTTGTAAAAAATCATTGTGTTTTGCCTTTGCAGCTTCCTGATTCTCGTTGTGTCGATTGAAAAAGTCTGTAGCTTTTTGTTGTTCCTGAGTAACGCCCGGTCTCAACTTGATCTCGTCGTAATATTTACTCTTGGTTTCTTCCAAAAAGCTTCTGGCTTTTGCAACCTCCTCTTTAAACGCAAGTTTTTTCTTACGTATGTCTCTATCCTCGTCCAAATCTTCATCATATGAAAAGTCTTCAAGGATTAAATCTATATCATCACCTTCTAAATAAGGTTTTGTTTTCTTATAATATTCTTTAAGAAGTGTAGAACTATCTATAGTAGAGTAATCAGAACTTAATCTAACGTAATCCTCTAAGTTACCACCAGTCTCTTCCATAAAAGAGATTAACTTCTCTACGTTTTCTGGCAAGGGTTTCCCCGTAGCTTGACTTTCCTGTACAGCTTGCTCAAGCTCCTTAGCTACTTCAATAACCTCTTCTTCATCCGTTATCTCTTGTAAAATAGAACCGCTGTCTGTGTCATTAACTACTTCCTCAACGGTATCAGCAGTTATTTCTTGAACTTGGGGCACTTCCTCTTGCTCAACCGGTTTACTTAAATCTACTTTTGTTACTTCTGGAATAACTTCTCCCTGTGAACCAATATCTACCTTAGGTAGTTCTACCTTTGTAATAGCATTTGGTTTGGTTAAGTTTTTAGGCTTCTTGGCTTTTACCTTAAAGGCCCCCTCTTGTTTTACTTGTTCTGACATAATATAATATAATTAAATAATTAAATAATAGCTTTTAACTTGGATTGTATTCATCTAATCCAAATCCTCCTAACGTGTCCATCCCTGATGATTCAAAGCTTTTAGGTAGTGAGTCGTTTTTACGTTGATCAATAAGTTCGGATTGCTGACTAGCTTGTATTCTAGTTCTTTCATCTTTCCTATCTTCTATTTCTTTTTCTTTACCTTGATCCGCGTTTGCTCTAATTTGAGCTAGTTGCATGTTGTAGTTAAATTCTTCAGCCATTAATTGCTTCTTGATTTCAGCTTCTTGTTGTAGGTACTGTATTTTAAATTGAGACTTGCCTTGTTCTACTTGTAGCTCTGTTTCAGCTAAAGCTTGTTGTTTCTGCATCTCAGATAGAGCTGCTTGTTCAGCCGCTTTTCCATTTGCTTCAGCCTGCATTTGAATATTAGCTTGTTGAGCTTCCTGAGCTTCTTTAGCTTTTTTCTTACGCTTAAGCTTTAGTAATTGATTAGCTAGTTTCATATTAGACACTTCTCTGATGTCTATAATATCATCAAGGTCAATTCCGCCTGTCTGTAAAGCTATCTGTATGTTTTGTTCTAATATTTGCTTATCTTCTTCTTCTGGCTCTAATTCTAAAAATATTCCAAACTCATGCAGGTTCAGTTCTTGCATTTCAATTAAGGCACTTGTGTTTGATTTGTTTATAGAATTCATTAACGCATTCTTAGTTAAAGGAAAACTTAACATATCGGCTACTCTTAGACTTATATTTTCACATGTTCTAACAGTTATATACATAAGCGATTGCAATATGTGTCTAGTAGCAACGTTGGAAGCTGCTGCTGCCATTTTCTGTAGACCTACTAAAGAATCTTTTGCTGGCATACTGCCGTCACGTGCTTCGTTTAAACCAGTTACGTCACGTATCATTTGTAGATAGTACTGATAAGTTTGTATTAAGGCCTGCACTTTGTTTATACCTGAAGAAGAGTTCAATTCTTGGATAGGTATTTTACCTCTGTTAGGGTCACCGTCTTGAGTTAACGATCTACCTACTATACTACCTGTTTGGAAATACATATTCAAAGCTTCTTGAGCGTTGTATGACGTTCCGTTACCTAAATCAACCTCAGCCAAACCATCAACATCTACAAAGACTCCATCAGGAACCATTTTAGATAGTACCTGTTGTATTTTTAAATGTGTTATTTGAATCATATCAGCAAACCCAATACACTTGCTAACTAGACTATCTATTCTACCTTTATACATTCTAGGCGCCGAAATAGAATAATTCATTTCAACTTTTGTTTGATCACTATAAGGTCTTGTCATGTTTTCCGACATTTCCCATTGAAGCATTTTATCTTGGCCTAATATCTTAGCTCCACTATATAGTACTTCTATTGATCTAGAAACTCTACTAAAGTTATCACTTTCTGGTGGATTAAAAGAATCTGGTTTTTCCAAAGCTTTCTCAAGACCTTGATCAGTTTGTTTTATTTTAAATACTTGATTACTGTATGTTTTATACTCAAAGTATAAGACCTGAACAGTGTTATAATCATCAGCTTGCCCGTTAGCTTGCCTAGTGTAACTAGTCCTACCTGGTGCTTTTTGGATCTCCTCTAAATCTGAATCTGATAAATGAGAGAATTGTTTCTTTAACTCCTGTAAAGATATTCCTTTAACTTCACCAACGTAGTATATATCTTCAAAGTTCGGATCTTCTGTATAAGAATAAACGATATTAGCTGGATCAACGTAATCCACGGTTACTCCCTCTGATAAATTAAAGTTAGTTTTAGAGCACCCGATACCTAGTATAGTTAAATCCAGTGCTATTCTTTTCTTTGTTTCTTGGTACTTATTGTAATCTAATATATTGTTTATAACTTCCTCCTCCGCTATCTCAACAGCTTGCTTGTAGTTTAATTGCATATGAAGATCCAACTCCTCTGTTGATTCAGGTAGCTCTTCAGCATTTAAGTTCGTTCTAGATAGATCAACTCCAATGCTATTTTTAGCTTCAGCTATTAGGTCACTAGAAAAAGCGTCCTCAGCCAGAGCCGTAGCATAATCCGTTCTTTGTTTTAAAGCAAATGGATCGGTGGCAAAAGATTTTATCATATAACCTTTATCAGTCATTCCGTTAGCGACAATATCAACAAACTTTGATAGCACAGCAACAGGTTGCCAGTCTAAATTAAGATAAGACAAATCACCATTAGTAGATAACTCGTCTTTGTATTTTTTAACAGACTGCTCACCCCTAGCGTACAAGCGTAATCTATGAAAGTTCTGCCAATTGCTGCCAAACCTTCCGTTTGAACCCGATCCACTGTCGCTGTTAAACCATTCATTCTCAATGGCTCTACCAACTTCGTAACCGTATTCTGAGCTTTGCTTTTCTACATCAGGTACTACCTGACTCGGGAAAGTACTATTTACGCTTTTTGAAATCATTTATCGTATTATTTTTGAAGTATTACCATTGTTGTCATATCGACCAAAAGACAATGATACTGGTTTCTTTTCTTGTTTGAACACGGGAGTATATTTGTTTTTATTACAAGCCATTATAGCTAATCCAGAACTAATCGTTGCATCAAACTTTGTTCTATTATTTATATCGAATTTAGCCCACTCTTCCAAGGTTTGTTGGAAATACATATTACCATAACCTGTTTCCATAGTGCCTATAAAATCGTTTATATAAGATTCAATTGCAGCAGCGTGTGCTTGTTTAATATCCTCACTAGAGTTAGGAATTCCACCAATTTCTCTTTCTGTAACGGATAACTTATGAAGTAATTTGTCTGGTCTATTTATTGAAAAACCTCTATAACCTCTTCTTTTGAAATAATATAATAATCTAGGTTTATTATTCTCAGCTAGTATTGGCATACCATAAAAAACGCAAGCCATCAATATATCTTCGAAAAATATCTCAGCTGTCTGAGGTCTAGCAACATACTCTAAAAAAAACATATTTATTGGAGCGTCTTCCATACTGAATTTAGTTAAACCGTGTAAAGCCCCATTTGAACCCTTACCATCAACTGTACCAGATATATCGTAACTATCACAACCGAAAGCTCCTATATGTTCATTGCCTGGGTGTTTGCCACCGTTCCTTAATATTACACGATTCTGGAGATTAGCGGGTGGAACCCAGCTCACTAAAAACCTACCGTCTTTATTTGGTACGAACTGAACAGCTGTGTCTTTGACTCCGTTAGCCCATTGGAAACTACCTCTAGTAACCATTTTATTATTAGCAAACTCTTCGTTGTGATCTATTTGCTCGTATATTTTTGTTAAATTAAATAGAGACATTTTAGATTCGTCCCTAAATGCGTGTTTCTCTGTTCTAGGAAACTGACGGTAGTATTCATTTAAACCGTCTTGATCGTTCTTTAATCCTTCTACTTCATTATTCCAGTGTTCTATAACGCCTACTATTATCGGTACACCGCTTGGGTCTACTTTATCTTTTTTTGGGTTATCGAAGACAGGAAAGCCAAAAGAATCAATGAATCCTTCGTAGTTCCATTCCATAGGTATGAACAAAGAATATAATCCTGAGCTAGTCTGACCATTGCGGTTTCTACTTGTAACGTCTGAGGCATTGTAAAGTTTTTTGAAGTTACCTCCACCTTTTTCTAAAGCATTTGAGGTTGAACCCATCATACACTTACCAACGATCCTACTACCAAGTCTTAAACATGTTTTCGTAACTCGCCAGTTGTTTAATATATTATCTGGTCTTTCCCATTTTCCACTTTCATCGTGTACTAATAGTTTTAATTTTTCCCCATCATAGGAGTTGTCACCAGTATTTTTCCAGTCAATAGTAGTATCAAGACCTTCTAACTCTTCTTCTGTTAAACCTTCGTTTAATTTCTTTCTAGTTAATCTAGACGCTGGAATTCTATAAGCGAGTTCTGTCTTAGGCCTATCCATACCGTCCTGGATTGGTTTGAAGAAGAACGGGTAATTGATCGATATTGGTACGACCTTATCTGTAAACATTTTCTTTGCATCTGAACCCGATTTTGACAATATTCCAAATCTTGCATCTGTTGACATTGTTGCCATGTTAACGGTTTCCCCAGAAGCCATGAATGAAAAACCTGATCTTCTGTTTTTAAGGTATGACATTCCGTAACATCTGACGTCTGCTTTACAAGCTTCCCAGAATATGAAGAATATCCTGTTTGACTCCCTATAATCTGCTGACCCAACATCAATCTTGGACCACTGCAAGTACATGTAATGAGTGCCAGTAATATAAGTAGGCTTGCCGTTGTTATAGAACCAAAAACCTTTTTCCCTTCTTTCAAACTCTTTGTCAATATATCCATACCATTCCTCTTTAAAATCAGTGGGATATTTATCCCAGTCGAATACACTTTTTATCTTAGATAGTTCTTTAGGGTATTCTAGCTTAGTCCAAACCTGCTCTTTCATTTCGTCAGAGCGTTTATGTGTTTCTTTAGAAACTAATGGTAAAGCTACTTTTAAGTTCTGTATTTCTACAACTTCTCCTATAGTACCATCTTTGCTTATTATAACTACATCAAACTCAGCGTTATACCCATATTCCCACTTCTTATACCTATTATTTCTTTTAAGTATGGCGGGTTTTATATGATCCTTTACGGTTTTTATTAAAGATTGTTTGTACATTATTTAGATCTACCTTCAGCGAAACCTCTAAAAGACTTCTCTTGTTTAACTTCTTTAGGCTTTTCCTGTAACAACTTCTCCTCTTCTTCTATACGGTTAAGTATTTCAAAAGCATCAAATATAGCTAATTTTTTTGTTGCGGCAGCATTTTTAAGTCTATCAGCTGAGATATCTTCTCCTGAGTCAACGATCTTTTCTTGCGCCACTTTTATTAATTCCTCAACTGCTTTTTGCCCAGCTAGGATTATATTCAACTTCGTCTCCTTGTTTGTCATATTTCAATAAAATATCATTTGATTCCATACAATAAAGCCGCTGGTTATCTACGATAAACTCAAACTCTCTGTTTGACTTGAAACCAACAAGGTCTCCCTGGGTCACACCTAGCGCTTCTAATGAGCTATTACTAATTTTTAGTATACCAATATCCTTTTTCTCTTTAGCTAGCGAGAAAGCGTCCTTACTCTCTATTGGCATTACAAAACATCTTTTACCGATAGGTTTCCATTCATCATCTTTTTTGTAAAGATAAACTTGATCAGGTTGGCAAAAGTAAAGATTTTCCTTAAAAAGTTTACTACTGTCAACAGCTTCTCCTTTTTGGTTGTAATATCTTCTAAATACATTATGGTGAATCATAATTGTATCACCAGGTTCTATAACTGTATTAAAAGCGGTTGGAACTGATATTACTTCAGCTACGTTATTTATAAACTTAAAATCCTCTATACTAGAGTTAAGTGTTAATTTGTAATCCCCTACTTCTATATCGTTATTGTATCTTCCTCCTATAGGTTTAACTATAAAATCAAATACACTTCTCATTAATATTCTAAATCATACTCAACAGAGATAGCCATGTTAGAATTGAATTTCTTCCATGGCAACACCTCGTTGTTTTTTTTAATAAAAATATTATAAGAAGTATCTGGCTCTTCAAAAATTATATGAGATATTTCATGACCTCCATAAACTGATTGACCAACAGCGTAATGCATTGCATCATTCTTATAGTCAGAACCTATACTAATTTTTCTTATAACTGAAGACATACTAATCAGGTACTGCTGGAGATGAAACTTTTTCTTCCTCCTCAGTGATTTCAGTGTAAGAACCGTCCTCTAAGTTAATACTAACAGCCCCGTACTTTTTCTCCAAAACCTTTTTGTTATCGTCAACCTCTTTACTAATTTCATGAACATGACCTAGCAACCCGTGTTTCTGCGCTTCTAACACGCCTACTTGGTTTAATGCTTGGTTCATTTTACCTTGGTTGTCTCTTACCGTTTTTAATTCTTCTTCTGTGATTTTGAAATCCATTTGATTTAATTTAATTGTTTTTGACATAACTTTTGTTACTCTTATTTATTATTACCTGATCTTTTTGCTTTTTCCCATGTTCTACCTACAAAGTAAGCTCCATACACTGTGATCAACAGCGATTGAAATATGGGTACATATTGCTCAGCTACCGAGAACTCTCCAACGTTTCCATCAAAGAAAGATAAAATAGTAAATACCGCTGTTAAGAATATCAAAACAAGTGGTCTAATATTTTTAGATAAAAAGCTATCGCTAGCCATATCAGCTTTCCAACGATCTGTTACTTGAGCTTGAGCATCACTATCAGCTTTTTCTAATATCTCTTGTATTAGTCTTTGAGCCTCAAGTTTTTCTTCCTTGGTAGTTGTAAGCTTATCTATGACGTTACCAACTTCTTTGATAATACCACCTGTAAGCCATTGGAATATTTTATTCACTTAATTGTTTCTTTTTGATTCCTTAAAAGCTTTCATCTTAGCTTTTTTTGCATCTTGCTTAGCTGTTAAAGCTACTCTTTTTTCGGTTAGAGATGCTTTCTTATCCGCTTTAAATTTATTTCTTACCGCAACTTTTGCTTGAAACTTACTTTCTGCACCTTCAACTTTTGTTAAGTAATTATTCCACCCGCTTTCAGTAGTATCAAAAGGATTTGCTGAAAGTTTAGAAAATTTAGACTTTCTTACATTCGCTTCTCTTTCTGTCAATTCCCTAGAATTAAAAGTGTTAGGTTTCCCGGATTTAGGGTTACTTGGTGAATTAGTGTATGATGTATTCCCAACGTGAGGTTCTTTAGAATACGTAGATGTAGAGTGCCCCCCGAAGTCCATGTTATGAGCATTCGACCCCTTACTGTAGTAACCTCTACTTTCTCGCTCTGGCTGCTTCTTTTCTATAACTTTTTTGTCAGCGCCTAGATCTGAAACGCTCTTAGTTACATCAACACTTTTAGCTTTGTATTTTGCTTTGCTTTCTGGAGACGCAGATTTCCAAATTTTAATTTCCTGTGCAGTTTTTGCAAATCTTTCAACTTTTTTCCCCGGTACTACGTAAGCAGCCGTTCCAGAAAATGTTCTCTTATTTGATGAGTCACCTGTATTTAAACCGGCACCTTCTTGTTTTGCTTTAGCGAGGCTTAGAGCTTTTGTTTCCGCTGCCTTTTTAGCTGCCGCTGCTTTTTCTTTTACTGGGTCTGTAATTGCCATCTATTTTATTGTTTATTTATTTTTTATATTTTTTTCGTCATCCTTGAGCTTAACCCACCTTGTTAAAGTATAACCAATAGAAACGAGCAATAGTAATACCTTCAAACCCATTTCTAAATTTGAGAAAGTTGTAACGCCTAATGTCATAGTGTTTAAAGCGTAGATTTTAATATCTCCCATATTAAACATTTTTGCTTATTTAGCTCGTTGAGTAATAGGTCCAGCTTTGTAGATTGGTTGTTCAAGTTTAAGTTTCATACCGTTCTTACCAGAACTAGAGCCTTTGCCATGAGGTCTACCTGCTTGACTTAGCGGTCCATCCCATAAAGTATTTTCACCTATTGTTCCATTTTTAGAATCTGCCATAATATTTATTTTTATACTGTTAGTATGTTGGTTTTACAAACTGAGGGCTAACTGAGTTCTGTTTTTGTTGTACGTCACCGTAAATCCTACTAGCTACAGCTTGGTCTCTAGGGTTGAAAACTGGTGCAGCTGATCCAAGTTCATTACTTGGGGCTTGAAGTAATTGAGCTTGCTGTTGAACCGGCAAAGCTTGCTCTATTGGCATTCCAGTTAACGGATCTACTTGTTGAGGTTGATTTATCATATTTATCTATTTTTATCTTTGTTAACATTATTAATGGAGGTCTTTAAAACTTTATCAGTATACGTTTGACCTTTCATTATTTTATTTCTTCTAGTACTTATAGGTATGTCTTCTTCCCCAAGCATTATCTTATACATTCTAATTATAAGTTGCTTACATTTGAAAGACACTTTGTATATATTATATTTCTGTGTTGTGCGATTTCTCTCTCTCCATACTTGAATCCACCCTTCTTTAAGAAGCCGATTCCATCTCCTGTTGTCCCAACTATAAGAGTATGAGCCAGCTATGAAATCTTTTTTTGAGAACAGGTCAATACAGTCTAAGTATATCAAAAGTTCTAAATCAGCATCGTTCAAATTATTATTTTTACAAGCCCATTTTCGTACTATTCTATAATGTTTAAATAAATTAAGATCCTTTAAATCACCAGCAGTTAGTCTCATAGAACAACTACAACATCCTGTAACTTGATAACATAATAAATATCTTTATCTACTTCTAGCCTGTGGCCAGCGTGTTTGTCATAGTAAATAGAATCACCTTCTTTTACACCAACAACTAGTTCACCGCAGTTTAACACTTTAGCTTCTTTGTATCTAACGTCCTGTCTCTGAGCGCTAGTGAGAAGTAATCCCCCATCTGTCTTAGCTACAGGACCTTCTTTTTTCTTTTCGATTATGATGTTGTTACCTATTGCTTTCATTCCCAACTCTTAAGTTATTAATTACACAATCGGTTGACAATATAGTAGTAGCTACAGATGCTGCATTCTTTAATGCGCTTTTTGTAACTAGTAGTGGATCAATAATACCACTCTTTATCATATTAACCATTTCACTAGTAAGAGCGTTGATACCAAAACCTTCTTTACCGGAAAGCTTTTCTTTTATACCTGCGTTCTTAAGGATTATACTCCAAGGTGCTTGAATTGCTTTTAACAATATCTCTTCACCTTTGTTAGTTGCTTTGATCTTTAAGGAAGCATCTAGTAAAGCTACTCCACCTCCGGATACAATACCTTCTTTAATAGCCGCTTTAGTAGCACAAATAGCATCCTCGACTCTATCAGATTTCTCTTTTAATTCTATCTCAGAGTTTGCACCTACTTTTACTACAGCTACTTTACCTGATAATCTAGCTAGTCTCTTTTCTAATCTTATAATCTCTCCAGGAGCTTTAGCTTCTTTGATTTGAGATTTTACTTCTTGAATTAATTTCTTTACTTCATCCGTGTCGTTGTCAACTTGAATAATAGTTTCATAGTCGCTAGTAACACTTCTATAACAAGTACCAAGTAATTCTGGTTGGATAACGTCTAAATCATCACCTAAGTCTTCGTTTATAACAGTAGCGCCGGTTAATACAGCCAAATCAAATAACATATCTTTTTTGCTGATACCATAAGTTGGTGCGTCAATAACGTTGACTTTGATATTTCCTTTCACTTTATTCATTGCTAGAGTAGATACCACTGATGGGTCTAAGTCTCCAATAATTAGTAAAGGTTTTTTACTTTGTATAACGTACTCAAGAACTGATTGAATCTTTCTAACAGACTCTATCGGCGATTCTAAGAGCAATACAAGAGGCTTTTCCAATTCCGCGACTCTTTTCTCAGCACTAGTAATAAAATGCGAATTAGATAGTCCTTTGTCGTACTGGACGCCGTCTACTAGTTCGTATGTAGTTTCTTCTGAGTCCGTAGGTTCCATCATCACTACTCCATTAATACCGGCATCTTTAAAAGCTGAACCTATAACAGCGCCTAACTCTTTATCGTTATTACAGCTAATTGCTGCAACATCATCAAGCATAGTACCCTCTACTTTTATAGTTTTGCTTTCCAGATACTCTATTACTTTTTCAACGGCAGAATCAATACCGTTTTTGATAACTCTTATGCTATCTGTTTTAGAAGCCTTATAAGCTTCGTTTAAGATTGAGTGCGCTAGTACTGTAGCCGTTGTCGTTCCGTCGCCAGCCTCTTTGACAGTTTTTCTAGCAGCTTCCTTTAGAAGCGTTGCACCCATATTTTCTACTGGGTCTAATAGTGTAATCGAATCAGCTACCGTAACACCATCTTTAGTGATCACTGGTCTACCGTTGGAATCTTCCAATATTACACATTGGCCACTAGCCCCTAAAGTAGAGCTAACAGCTTTTGTGAGTTTTTCTATTCCTTCAAATATTTTTACCTTAGCGTCGTCTCCGAAGCTTAGATTTTTTACAATTTTGTCTGACATATTAAATTAAATTTGATTTAAGTAAGGTTTGCCCGCTCCAGGACTCGGTATGGTTTGTATTATTACACGTTTTATTCTTAAATTACCTTTTTTATTCCGCTGAAGGCACTGGTTCTCCAATAGTTAAGGCAATGCTTTCTGGGTTAATTAGTTCTTCTATCTGAGTAGCAATACCTTCTTCAATAGAAGTAACCTGCTCTGCTCCCATAGCTCCTTGTACCCAAGCCGCAACCATTTCGTTTGTTAAGTCCTCAAACGGGATGAAGTCTGTCACGTCGCTAACATCTAGCATTTGCGAGCCCCAAGCCTCGGCTAAATAGTTAGTACCATCAGGTGAAAAACCTGGAGGTGCAACTATGTCTGACACGCCTGTGACAATCCAGTTAACATTATAAACCAAGTCTGTGTATGCGCCATCCTGTGGGTAAGCATCTACTTTTTTGCAATTCCAATCGTAAGTAATCATAGTTTGTGTTTTATTTATTAAGCTGCTCCAGTGGTATCAGCGGTAGTGTCTTCAGCGGCAGTGTCTTCAGTAGCCAACCAGCTAATCTCAGTAACGTCCTCTGATTTAGGGGTTACCTTGTTAGAGATGTTTTTAGAGATAATCTCTTGCATGTGGCCCACTGGGTGATTTGCTTTTGCCCATTCAATAACTTCTAATTCTGTTAAATCAGCAATAGCTGTGAAAGTATCTGAAGCTGGTGCTCCTACAGGGCAAGCACCCGCAAAAGAATCTGTTATACCATCTTCGTTTGTACCAGTGTAGCTAAAGTTAATACCCGTAATTACATCTGACAATCCGTCTAGTGTTGGTGCTTTTTTCAAAGCCGTAATTTTCCAATCGTAAGTAATCATAATTTCTGTTTTTAATTAATTGTTTATTTATTTTTAATCTGGCATTGCTGGTCCTGCTGGTCCTGCTGGTACTGCTGGTCCGTCAGAATACGCTCTAAAGTTTGATAATCTGTTTTTCCCTCCAACATAAGAGCTATTAAAAACACCTCCTGCATCTGCAAAGCAATCCACCAAATCGTTTGTGGTAGGGTTTACCTCGTTAACAACATCTTGTAATGTAAATGTGCTAGTGTTTGGTACCGCCATTATATTCCTGCTTTTTCCAATCTAGCTTCTAATTCAGCTATCTTAGCGATTAATAAATCTATATACTTTACAGACTTAAATCCATCGCTATCTGTTGCAACAAATTCGGGGTGCGTCTCTTCTAACTCTTGAGCTATAACACCTGTTCTGTAATCTCCTAGGCAATTTTTAAATTCAAATGACTTCCAGTTTGTATTTATATTATTACATGTTAAATCCTTAATTTTGGTTTTCTTTCTTTCATCGGAAGATAGTATGAAATTGGAAGCAGTTACATTACCAACTACAATTAAAGAAGACAATTTGGAACCGCCATATGGATTAACGTAATACCCTGTATTGTTTCTATCGTAGAATATATCTGCTCTACTATCATTTGCATCAGTTCTATTGAATCGAGAAGTAGATGCAAAGTTACCATAATAACCAGTATTATTTGAATCGTAAAAGATAGGTGCTCTAGATGATCCTGGAGAATAAGTGTACGAGGTGTATACGTAAAATTCAACGTTGTTATTGCATCTTAGTTCTAATGGGCTTGTGCCAGTTTGTATTCTTACAGCCCAAGCTCCGTCGTTGTCTAGTAATCCAAAACGACCTGTTGTTTCACCATACAAAGTACCTAATACGGTGCCGTTATGTCCGTTCCTAAGTTTTATACCTGTAGTTCCAGAGTACCCTACGTTCCAATAAGCGCCATCAGAGTACCAATGGTTACCAGTTGCTTGATTATACATCCCCTCATTGGTTTGATTGTTTCTAAACCATCCGTTATTGTAGACCTCAGAGAAAGTAGGAGTTGAACTAGTGTAATTTGCGTTGCTAGGAGCGTGTGCGGCTTGACTATGAGTATATGCTGTGTTTGCGTTGGCAGAACTGCCTCCTGACCAAGTTACAGCATTTAAGTTAGAAGTACTCGCGGGATCTACATAATATCCTGTGTTACTTATATCATAAAATATAGTCGATTTTATTGGACTGTTAGACTCTATAGTACTACCAATCATAATGGTTCCACCTGAGTACCAGTTTAGATACATGCCTCCATTAGAAGCAGAGTCCATATGCAAGTTACCGCTAGAAGTTCTTATTCTAGATATGTTACTTGAGTTAGCTGATGACCAACCACCCATATATAAATAAGTGTTATACGAGCTATTCTTAAATCTGATACCCTCTGTATTTGTAGCACTCCACGCATAAGTGACTCCAGCGTTAACAGTATCATCTGCATCGCTTCTTAAAAACGAAGTGCTGTTTATTCCATCTAGTAAGTTTGAATCCGCTGCTTTTGAACCTGAACCTAGGTAGTCATGTGTATGTGAATTCTTAGTGCTCCCTTGATTTAATATATAAGGAGCTAATTGAGCAGGAGTGTAATATCTTAAGTAACTATCTTGAGAGCAATATATTCTAGTAGGTGTTCCAGAAGCACCTCCTGACGTTGTGTTTATCCACCCAAAATCAGCATAACCACTTGAGTTTGTTCTCACAACCCTGTTAGCTACGTTGTTCCTCCCCGTGTGAAGATCCAATCCGTCTAATAAGTTAGAATCAGACGCTTTAGCTGTTTGACCTAAATACGACCCAGCTATCTGGTTTCTTCCGTCCCTAGGGTGCGCAGTTGAGCTAGCTGCGTGATCATAAGCCCAATTTGAACTAATTGATTCCGCTGTTTGCCCATTAACAGGCGTGTTGTCAATTCCCCTGTGAGTGTTGGTATTTGTATCCGTATAAGTCTTGATGTAACCCATTGCTCCAATCTGAGCATCGCTTAGCTGAGTGTTGGTATTTGTATCGGTATAGGTTTTTATATAGCCCATCGCCGCGATCTGAGCATCACTTAATTGAGTATTTGTATCAGTTGTTTTATACCCACCATCCTGATGACGACCCCAACCGTGAACCGTTGTAATCTTTCTAGGGTCAATTTGAACACCGTCTACTATTAATTTATCAACCTCTATGAAGTCTGTTGTATATTTCTTACCCATGTTTTTATTTTACCAGTTATTTTGTACTATATTAACCCAATTATAACCCGATGCACTTATTTGCATACACATATCTACATAGCTACTACTACCAATAGAATAGTATCTAAGTGTACCTACTTTTGAAGCGTCAGCTGGAGCGCCGTCAAAACCCATTCTTATTCCGCCTTTAACGTCTAAATCAGCATTAGTGCCTGGAGCCGTAGTATCCGATTCTCCCCACCCTAATCTCATAGAGTCCGCTACCGTCATTCTACCATCAGTAGTTACAGACATTGCACCTTGAGCATTAGAATGACTAGTATCTCCCCACCACCATCCACGGTTTGTAGTGTTGCTCATTTGGAACGTCATTGCGTAGTCGTTAAGCCCTCCATAAGTGTAACCACTTCCCATACCTAAGCCGTAAGTAGTAGATGTCCATACAGAAATCTTACCACGAGCCGAGGAGGTGTTTGAGTAAAAGTTGGAGTTACAAGTCAACGTGCCAGTGTATCTACCAGTTCCGTTCACATCTAACCTATAGGATGGAGTTGTGTCGTTTATACCAATATTACTACCACTATATGACATGTTTGTACTAGACAAAGCGGTTGGGCCTGACCAGTAAGAAAGTAGGTTACCAGATCCACCAGATCCCGTAACTGTTCCGGTATTTGTCGTATATCCCGCTCCGTTTGATATCGCATTATTATTCAACGATATGTTCGCTGACCCGTTAAAACTTACGCCTGCTATTGTTCTAGCGGTTTGTAATACTGTTGCACTACCTGCATTACCAGAAACTGTAGTCTGGACAATATTTGGAGCACTATTTGTTATTGTAACACTACCCGAAGTTCCTCCACCTGAGATGCCAGTTCCAGCTACTACAGCTGTTATGTCTCCAGCGTTAGAGGTCCATCCTAAGTTGTTATTGAAGTTACCTGCGGATATATTCGCTGGCTGCATTTTAAACTGAGCATTAGAACTGTTAACCACTGGGAAGTAATAAGCATTCCCAGCAGTAGTCGTTGTGGTTGCTTCGCTTAGGTCAACATTTAAAGTTACAGAGCCACTAGCTCCACCTCCATCTAATAACGCTCCTGCCGTTACACCTGTAATATCTCCTGTATTGTTTGTATAATAAGAATCTGTTACCGCTGCTCTAAACTGGGCAGGCGTAGTTGGTCTTATATAGTTATTAGTAGCAGAATCAACTTGAGTCATTATTAAGTTGACAGTTGCATTTGTCACATCATACTCACTTCTAAATAAACGAGCATTAATATCGCCGCTACTATTTCTAGCAGCTAACGTACCTCCCGTTGAACTTTCAGAGGCATTTAAACCAAATGTTATTATTTGAGCAGCTCCTTGATTTGTTGTAAAACTACCACCTCCTGTAAGCCAAGTAGAATTTTCGTCTATAGTTATTGTAGAATTGTTTACCGTAGGAAGAGAGGCTGAGGTTATATACCCAGCTCCGTTTGTAATAGCGTTGTTATTCAACGATATGTTTGCACTACCATTAAAGGACACTCCGGCGATGGTCCTAGCCGTTTGTAGAACCGTAGCACTACCAGCATTACCAGTTATTGTTGTCTGTACTATATTTGGTGATGTGTTGGCGAATACTGTACCAGTTAGAGAAAGCCCTGAACCAGCGGTATACGTTGTGTTAACGTATGAGGTGATATATCCGGAGTCATTTGTCCATTGGCTAATATTACCTGACTTGTTTGTAAATGTCTGTGTGTTTGAGGCGGTTGTTGTACCTGTATTAGTTGTATACCCTGCCGGATTTGTAGCATTATAAGGTGTAAACCCTAAGCCGGTGGTTATCTGTAAACTTGTTAAAGCTAATGTTCCACCTAATGTTAAATTACCTGAAGTTGTTACAGTGCCAGATAATGTTAATCCACTAACTGTACCTGTTCCGCTTACACTTGTCACCGTACCGACAGTACTTGATGTACCTGCTCCAATAGCTGTTCTAAATTGAGTAGCAGTTAATGCGCTAATAGTGTTATCGGCATTAAACCTCGGGAATCTTATAGCACTTGGGTTTGTGAGCGTAAACATGTTTTGACCTATTGTAGTACCACCCAAAGATGTTCTACCTGTTGAAGCCGTTAAACCTGTCGCTGTACCACTCCATTGTGATCTTAAATCGTAAGCCGTATTCCATTCAGTTGATGTACCGCCGGTAGCACCAATAACCCCTGTTACGTCAAGAGGGTAAAGTGGAAGAATATTGTTAACACCAAGCCTTAGATTAGGCTCGTCGATGTAAACAGTCTGTGATACCTCTGTATTG